GTATCCTGTAGAGGTATTGGAAAAAGAAGTTAAGCGATACAATAAAGAGTTTATTGCAGAGAATCGTGGTTATGGTGAACTTGGTCACCCAGAAGGCCCGACTGTCAATTTAGAAAGAGTATCGCATATGGTCACATCTCTAGAAAGAGATGGTAAAAACTTCATTGGTGAGGCAAAGGTTATGTCAACACCAATGGGTAAGATTGTAGAGAATATTATGGATGATGGTGGTAAACTCGCAGTGTCCTCAAGGGGCATGGGTAGTTTGGAACAAAAGAATGGTGCAAACTACGTTAAAAACGATTTCTACTTGGCAACCGCTGCCGATATTGTTGCAGACCCATCTGCACCTCAGGCCTTCGTAGAAGGTATCATGGAAGGTAAGGAATGGGTTTGGGATAACGGTATTCTGAAAGAAGTTCAGATTGCGGAAATCCAAGAGGATATTGAACGAGGAATTCGTTCAAAAAATGCGAATTACCAAGCATTGGCCTTCGCAAAATTTCTCAAAAAACTGTAATTGTATAAATATAGTATAATGAGATTAACATTAAGGAGAACTCCCAAATGTCAGAACTAGATAAGACAATTGAGGACTTGGAAGCAGAAGTTGCTGCGGAACTAGAAGAAGGAATGCACGATGCCCCTAAGAAAGGCGCCGTTGCACCAGAAAAAGGTTCTAAGGTTGACGGTGATGTAGAAGACCTTGGTGCTCCAGTGGTTAAGGGTGACGAGAAAAAAGGGCCCGATGCTGCTAAGAAAACCAAAAAGGATGCTACTATTCCGACTGCCGTAAAAGGTGACGAAGCACCCCAAAAACTCAAAGAAGCCGAACACTCAGATGATGAGGATGAGGAAGAAGAAGAACAGGACGAAATGGCACACGGCGATAAAAAAGACGATGAGCCTAAGATGGAAATGCCTAAAACTGGAAAAGAAGCAGAAGAGATTGTTGCAACATACATGAAAAAAGCTACTGCTGAAATGAAAAAAGTTATGGCTGGTCACTGCATGAAAGCTGGTTACCACGCAGAGGCACTTGACATCGAGTCCATTGACGTAACTGATGACGTAAACGCACTTGTAGAAGGTGAAGACCTTTCAGAAGAGTTTACATCAAAAGCAAAAACTATCTTCGAAGCTGCAGTCAAATCCAAATTGCGTTCAGAAGTTGAGCGTATCGAAATGGAGAAGACACAAGATTTCGCAGAAGAAGTTGAAAAACATAAAGCTGAGTTGACTGAAAAAGTCGATTCGTATCTTGACTATGTTGTTAAAGAGTGGATGCAAGAGAACGAACTCGCTATTGACCGTGGGTTGAAAGGTGAAATTGCAGAAGACTTTATCACAGGACTGAAGGCGCTCTTTGAAGAACATTACATTGATGTTCCAGATGAGAAGTATGATGTCCTTGAGGGTCAAGCTCAAAAGATTGAAGAACTTGAGTCCAAACTCAATGAAACAATCGAAAGGATGACTGAAATGAATAAAGAGAAATCTTCTCTTGTTCGTGAACAGGTTATCGCAAAAGTTTCAACAGACCTCGCTGAGACTGAAAAGGAAAAGTTTGAGGGATTAGTTGAAGATGTTGAGTTCAACGGTGAGGAAGATTTCACTGAAAAACTTAACACCTTGAAGGAAAATTATTTTCCTAAGTCGGTTGCTACCCAAACCCTTGAGGAAGAAGTAGAAACAGATAAACAAGAAGTTGACGTTAGTGGCGCTATGGCTGCATATATGTCCGCTATTCAAAAGTCAAAGCCCTATGGGTCTGAGGCTTTCAACATTGTGAAAAAGTAACAAACTATAAATAATAGTAATAAAACATAGGAGAGAACGAAAATGTTCAATTCAGAAAATCTACAGGAAAAGTGGCAGCCAGTTCTTGAACATCCAGAATTGCCGGAGATTCAAGATAATTATAAGCGAGCGGTCACTTCTGTCATCTTGGAAAACCAAGAAAAAGCGCTTAAAGAGGATGCTGCCTTCTTGTCAGAAGCGGCTCCTGTAAATAACACATCTGTCGCATCGAATTGGGACCCTATTCTAATTTCGCTCGTCAGACGTGCTATGCCTAACTTGATTGCATATGATATCTGTGCAGTTCAGCCAATGACTGGCCCAACTGGACTTATCTTTGCAATGAAATCCAGAATCAATTCTAAGGGTGGTGATGAAGCACTCTTTGATGAAGCTGATACTGATTTCTCTGGTGCTGGTACTCATGCCGGTACTAACCCTGCCGTACTGAATGATGGTTCGCCTGGAACTTTCACTTCTGGTACTGGTGATACAACTGCTAACATGGAAGCACAAGGCGACTCTGCAAACAACGCTTTCGCTCAAATGGCATTCACCATTGACAAAGCGACTGTTACTGCAACAACTCGTGCCCTTAAAGCAGAATACACTATGGAACTTGCCCAAGACCTTAAAGCAATCCACGGTCTGGATGCAGAAACAGAACTGTCTAACATTCTGTCTTCTGAAATCCTTGCAGAAATCAACCGTGAAGTTGTAAGGTCTATCTACAAGGCTGCTAAGCCGGGCGCACAGACCGATACTACTAACACTGGTATCTTTGACCTAGACACAGACTCAAATGGTCGTTGGTCAGTTGAGAAGTTCAAAGGTCTTATGTTCCAACTTGAGAGAGATGCTAACGTAATCGCTCAACAAACTCGTAGAGGTAAAGGTAACATCGTGATTTGTTCCTCAGACGTTGCGTCTGCGTTCCAAATGGCTGGTGTCCTTGACTATACTCCTGCTCTCAACAACAACTTGAATGTTGACGATGCTGGTAACACTTTCGCTGGTGTTCTTAACGGACGTTACAGAGTGTACATTGACCCATACATGGCAAATGCTGCTGCAAAACAGTACTTTGTTGTGGGTTACAAAGGTACTTCACCTTACGATGCTGGTGTATTCTACTGCCCATACGTGCCGCTACAAATGGTTCGTGCAGTTGGTGAGAATACTTTCCAACCAAAGATTGGTTTCAAAACAAGATACGGTCTTGCCCAGAACCCATTCTCAACCTCTGATGCAACTGATGTTACACTTGGTTCAAATGATAACGTCTACTACAGAAGAGTACAAGTGGTCAACCTTATGTAATAATAAGAGTTGGGTCAACCAACCACTTCAAAGGGGAAACTTCGGTTTCCCCTTTTTTTATCTGTATAAATAGTTACATGGTAGAAATAAACGCACTCAAAAGACAACCCACTGAACTAGACTACGCAGACCCAACCAAGTTTAAGTTTAGTATTAATAAACTTCCAAAGGTAGAATACTTTACCACGGAATGTAACTTGCCTGGCATCAATTTAGGCGAGGCCATCTTTCCGACTCCATTCAAACAAATTCCTGTTATGGGTGATGACCTTACATTCGACAATCTTGAGATTACATTCTTAGTTGACGCAAAGTTAGAAAACTACATTGAACTGCACCGATGGTTGGTGGGCATTGGTTTCCCTAAATCAAGAACAGAGTTTTCATCATTTAAGAATGCAAACACAGATGCGTTTCCCACACAGGCAGGGAATACTGGTAGTGCAACATCGCCTGGCACACCATCTGGTGTACAATCAATGTTTGGAGATGCAACACTAACAATCATGTCTGCAAAGAATAATCCTGTAGTTGAAGTAAGATTTCAAGACGTATATCCTGTTTCAATCGGAGCTCTTGCGTTCAGTCAACAAGAAGGTGATATAACTTACTTGACATCAACTGCGACATTCCAGTACAAATTGTACGAAATATTTACATTATAAATAGTTTAAGGATGTGGTTCAATACCCTTGAACAACTACCTAAGACCATCAAGGTCAATATATCTAACGCAAGGAAGATATGTAATCACATCCCACTTTGATTTGAAGGATATAGTATGGATTTGACAGAACTACAAGAAATGTCCGCTAAGGACTTAAAAATTGATGACCAACAACTGGACATCGAATCTCTCAAGACGCCTGAACTCTACGGCAAATATCTCAAAATATTCACACGTTGGAACTTGTTACTAAAACAAGTAGAATCTAAACATCGCATTCTGTATCGTCAGAAGTGGGAATATTACGGTGGTAAGGCTGACCCAGAGGTTTACAAAGAAAAACCTCTTGACTTGAAAATACTAAAACAAGATGTTCCGATATATCTTGAAGGTGATGAAGAGTTGATTGAATCTCAACACACAGTAGAGTATCATAAAGCAATGTGTGACCACGCAGAAAAAATGTGCAAGATGTTAAACAATCGTGGATTTCAAATCAAGAATGCGATTGATTGGAAGAGATTCATGGAAGGTTCGATTTGATTATCTCCAAGAAAAATGAGGTACATCTTTTTGTAAAAACTGATAAAGG